ACTGCTTAATCCACTGCTTAATCCACTGCTTAATCCACTGCTTAATCCACTGCTTAATCTAGGAGGAGTGCCACCATCTTGTAATATATTAAATAATTTATTTTTTAATTGTTCTGTATTATCAGTAGAATTAGTAGTGTAATTATCATCACTTGTAGCAGATAACATTGATAGTAATTGATTTATATCTTTGTTAGAATCAATAAAATTGCCTCCTTTTTGTGGTATAAAGCTAGACGTTGCATCTGAATAGCTTCCTTTTTGTGGCATAAAGCTAGACGTTGCATCAGAATAGCCTCCTTTTTGTGGCATAAAGCTAGACGTTGTATTTGAAATAGTATCTAAATTTTTTATATGTTTTATATTTTTTATTTTTATAGATTTTGGTAAAATAACTGAACTTTCACTATTTAAATCACTAAAAATATCACTTAAATTAGTTTTAATTGGCATATATTATATATTATATTTTATATTTTAATCTTCAAATAATTCTCTTTCATTTTCTTTAATTATGTATTGAATTTGGTTAAATAATTTAACCTTTTCTTCAATATTTTCTGTTTCTTCAAATTGTTTTAATAAATCATCTAATGATAAATCTTTTTTCTTTTTATTTTTTTTAACATTACCAGAATTAATAATTTCTATAAAAGAATTTAATTTATCGCGATGTGTTATAATTTGTTCTTTTAATTCTTTCATTTTTTTTATTTTTGAACTCCAATCTAAAATATCATCTAAATTATTAATTTCTTTTTCTATATCATCTAGTTCTTTACAATTAGTATTCATTACTATAAATTATTATTTTTCTTTATATTAAATTTGATATTGATTCAATTTTAACTTTAACAATTATACCATTCCAAATGATTTCTAAATTTTTTCCTTTATATTCTAATAAATCTTCTTTAGTATGCATTATTTTACCATTACCATTTAATAAAATATTTGTAGTTTCATACATATCTAATCTAGATTCAAAATTATCTAATTTTCTAAGCATAATATTTAATTCATTTATTAATTTTTGTTTATTATTTCTTTCAAATGATAACCATTTTTTATTTAACTTTTCAAATAAGTTATTTGTTTTTTCTAATTTATTAATTAACTTAATATTCATTATATGTGTAATTTCTTGTAAAATATTTTGATATGATCTTAAATAATTTTTATTATAATCAACAATAAATTGAGCTGCTAAAGATGGAGTTGGTGCAGAATAATCACAAACTAAATCAGATAAAGGATTATCAATTTGATGACCTATTGCACTTAATGTAGGTAAATTAAAATTATAAAGTGTTTCAATTAATTCTGGTTGTGAAAATCCAAATAAATCTTGAAAACTTCCACCACCTCTTGTCAAAATAACTAAATCATAATTTAAATTTTTTAATTTAATATTTTCTAATTGTTTACAAATATTTTGTGGACAATCACCACCTTGAACTATAACATCAATTAATTCAACAGATACATTTGATTTTGCATTTTCTAATCCATATATAAAATCATGATATGCTGCTCCAGATTCTGAAGTTAATAATAAAATATTTTTAATACAGTCTGGTAATTTAAGTTTTAATGATGATTCAAAATAACCTTTTTTTTCAAAATCATTTTTAATTTTTTGATATTTTTTTAATAATTCACCAATACCATCATTACTAATAATATTATCAATAATAAAATTTAATTTACCACCAACTGAATAAAAATCTAATTTACCTTCTACTGTTATTTTATCACCATCTTTAATTATAACCTTTAAAGATTCCATTTTACTTTTCCAAATAGTAGCATTAATAATATTATCATTATCTTTAAATATAAAATAATGATGTCCGTGTGAATTTTTTAATTGGTTTATTTCGCCTATTACTATAAATTTTTTTGTTGGTAAAAAATCTTTTATTTGATAACAAAATTCTGAAACTGTTAATATTTTATTTTTATCCATATTTAAAATATATATAAAATTTTTTTTTATAACACTTAATAAATGAATTTAATAATTGGTATAATAATTGGTGTAATTATATATTTAATAATTACTTGTAATAATGTTGAGAAATTAGAAAATTTAAGTAAATATTCTAATATCAATGAGTCAACTGAATGTTGTGAAATAAAAAAAGTTGTTCTTACAAATAATAATTTTGGGTATAATTATAACCTTAACGAAAATTGTTCTCGTAATTTTAACAGTAATCATAGACATATTTTTAAAAATGAAATTATAGATAATAAACCTTTTACTTTAGATAAATGTTCTAATAAAAGTAATTTAATTGGGTCTTGTAGAAAAATAGGATTTGAATGTGTTGATTTTACTACACCAGAAGACTGTAAAAAATATCAAATGACTTGGTCTAATAAAACATGTCATGATAAAATTACATCTTAATTTTAATTTATTAATTTTTTTTCATACTCATTATATAATTTTAAAAATAGTTCCCATATAAAATCAACAACTAAGGCTTTATCTTTTAAATCTTTATTTAATATTTGCTTACTTAGATTTTGTAAAGTTGATGGTACTGTATTATGTTCGAAAGAATTTAAATCGATAAGTATATATTTATTAAAATTAATTGCTTTATTATATCTAACTAATTCTGCTTGAACCGCTTTTAGATGAAATTCTAAACTATGAGAAATAATAACACTAACGCCTGCTAAATCAGATATAAATGCATCTAATACTTCTTCAATTTCAGTTCCTTTTTTTAAAGCTATATCGTGAGAAATACCATGAAATTTAACAATTTCATCTGGTATTTGTAAGCAACGAGGTTTAATTATAAATTTTTCTTTTTTTTCAATATCATCTCTAGTTCCAATAATCCAAGAAAAAGAAACTAATCTTGCAAATCCAAATAAATTTTTCTTATATACTTTTTCATCACGTAATTCGTGTAGACCAGTTGTTTCAGTATGTATAATACAAATTTTTTTAACCATTACTATTATAATAAATATATTATAATATTAATTTATAACAATTTTTTAAATTAAAGAAAAATTTAATTAATTATATATGAGTATTTATTTGGAGCCAGAAGTTGAAGAAGGAAATATTGAATACAAAAGATATTTATCAGATTTAAATGAACATCGATTAGAAGAATATATTTCACAAATGATATGGCGTGTTCGTGAAGGAAATGGTGAAGCAATTTATTATTTAGGTGTTGAAGACAAAGGAACTTTTTATAATTGGTCTGAAACTGAAAAAAAACAAACATTAAATACTTTTAAAATTATAGTTAATAATGCAAAAATGAAAATTATTAAAGTAATAAAAGTTAACTATATCATTAATGACAATACAAATAATTATTTTAAAATAGTTATTAGAGAAAAATTAATTGATATTATTGAAAAAAGAATATTATTATTAGGTGATACTAATATTGGTAAAACTACTTTAATAGCTAATTTAATTCACTCAAAAATAGATGAAGATAAAAAAGAAGCAAGAATGTATTTATTTATACATAAACATGAAATATTATCAAAAAAAACATCATCTTTTAGTTATAATTATATTATAAATAATGGGATAAAATGGGTTTTAATTGAAGCACCCGGAGATGATAAATATTTAAAAACTAGAAATAAAATTATTTCATCATTTGGAGAATCTATTGATTTATGTTTATTTATTGAAAATGGTATAACTGAATGGAAATGGAAATCAAATTATATCAAATATTGTAAACAATTAAATATACCATATTGTTCTATAAATATTTATTCAAAATTAGAAAACTTTCCTAATTATAATTGTAATAAATTAATAAATAAAAATGATTTTTTTAATAATATTCAAAAACAATTAATAGAAAAATCAAAAGTTATTAAAACAGAATTTGTAGTTTTACAATATTTTAATAATCCACATATTGGTATAATTTTAACAGGAATATTAAAAAGTGGAAAATTAATAGAAAATAAAAAGTATTATTTACATCTTAAAAATAATATTAAAGAAGTAAATATTAAATCAATACATATGGATGGTAAACCAATGTATAAAATATCTGGACCAAAAACAATTAGTATATGTATTGATTTGATAAATCAAATAAGAAATTATAATGGAATTTTATATGATGAATAAATTAGTTATTTTTATAATTATAAACATTACCTGCGAAATTAGGTTTCATATTATAACCATAAGGATTTATTAAAGGGGTATAAGGATTTCTTATAGGGGCATAAGGATTTCTTATAGGAGCAAGAGGATGTCCTATAGGGCCTAAAGGGCTTAAAGGTCCTAAAGGTCCTAAAGGTCCTAATGATGGTATTAAATATCCCAAAGACGATTTTTTAGATGTTTTTTCACAATCTTCTTTGGAATCTTCTTTTGAATCTTCATTGGAATCTTCTTTAAAAGTATTAAAGGGAATAATTGTTGGCATTTGAAGAAAAGTACTTGGTTGATATTCTTTAGTATCATAACTAATCGAAGGCGAATAAGGCCAAGTAGATAAAGGTATAGATGAGTTATTTAAAGGCCAAGTAGTAGGGTTTAAAGTAATACCAACTTTTTTTCTTTTGTTAACATTATACAATTCTAAATCAGCTTTCATATATCTAATATTATCAGTTATGATTAAATTTCTTATATCTAAATAGTGTTTTACTTTTATATATTCTTTTACGGCATCTTTAGCAGCATCATTAAAAGAATTAGCATATATTGACATATTACAAGGATGAACAACAGTATATAGCATATTAATATATATTATATATTTTTTTTAAATTGTTATTTAAATAATAATTTAAAGGAAAATTATAATTATATAATAACACATGGGTGTAAAATGTTTATTAAAATTTATAAATGAAACTCCTGAATTAATTCAGAATGTTGATAATTCTAAATATAAATTTAAAAGAATTGCAATTGATATTAGTATCTTAATATATAAAATTATAATAACAGTTAGAAATACAGGTGCTGATTATATTAATCAAAAAGGAGAAATTACAACACATATTTTAGGATTATTTAATAAAACAATTGAATTATTAAATTATAATATTATACCAGTATATGTTTTTGATGGGAAACCACCTAATATTAAAAATAAAACATTAGAAAATAGAAAACAAATAAGAAAAAAGGCTTTAGAAAAATTAGAACAAGCAATTACAGAAGAAGAAAAAATTAAATATTTTAAACGTAGTTCAACTATTTCAAAAGAACAATGGGAACAATGTAAAGAATTATTAGAGTTAATGGGTGTTCCATATATTATTGCACCAGAAGAAGCAGACTCACAATGTGCATATTTAGCAAAAGTTGGATTAGTAGATGGAGTTTTAACGGAAGATATGGACATTTTAACTTTTGGTTCAACAAAAATTATTCGTAATTTAACATCACATAAAGTTCCAACAACCGAAATTAACTTGGAAAATTTACTAAATCATTTAAACTTAAATCAAGATGAATTTATTGATTTTTGTATTTTACTTGGTTGTGATTATTGTCAAGGAATATCAGAATATAAACCAAATATTATTTTTGAATATTTTTCAAAAAATAAAAATATAGAAAAAACACTTGAATTAATGAAAAATGATAATATGAATGTCCCAAATGAAATATATTATAAAGATACAAAAGACTATTTTACTAATCCTAAAATAATTGAAACATCATTAAATATGTTAAAAATGAATGAACCAGATTATGAAAATTTATTATTAAAATTAGTTGATGATTATGGATTAATTAAATTTTTAATTAAACAAAAATTAAAAAAATTAAAAATAAATTATGAAATTCTTAAAGAGTATTAGTATTATTTTTAATGAAGATAATAATATCTTCATTAGATATTTTTTTATTTCTTCCAAACATAAAAATAAAATCAATTAATGGTTTACGTCGAATTTCTGTTTCTTTATCAAAATACTTATTACGTATAGGAAATTTTGAAGCACGTAATAGTTTGTCATAATAATGGTCAATCATAGAATCACTAAATCCTGTATAACGATTATAACGTTCAATATTAGCAACATTCCATAGTTCTTCTTCAGTAGTTACATGAGGTGTGGTTGAAATATAGAAGGGATTTTTAGACGTTAACGCATATTGATAACATCTTTCTATACCAATAATACCAATTGCTTCTAATCTATCAGCATATCGAGGATATAGAAGCCATTCATTTTTAATTGCATCTTCTGGAATTCTATCACCATTTTTTGATGATGAAACTAAAGATACCATTCTAATTATTAAATCTACCTCATCTAAAGGTAAATCATCTAAAATTTGTCTTAAGTTTTCATAATTTTGATTATTTGGAAAAAATTTTCTATCATCTGCATCATGTAAAAGTGCAGCTAATTTAACACAACGTTTAATTTTTTCATCAAATTTAAATGTAGTATGATTTAATGCATTTTCAGCATGATGCATAACGGCAATAGCGTGTGTAATTCCGTGAGATAAACAGACATTATGAGTAGAAAGAATAATATTTAATTTATAAATATAATTATCCATTAAATATTTATGTAATTACTGTTTAATAAAGATTTGTATTATAAAAAAATATCTAAAATATATTATATGTATAAAGAAAAATATCTAAAATATAAAACTAAGTATTTAGATCTCAAAAATCAATTAGGTGGTGCACCTACAGATGTTGGACCTGTTAATAAGCCACTACAAAGATTAAAAATTAATTCCTCCTATAACCCCAATATTTATTCTCAAATTTTTCATACTCCTGTTCCTTCTGCTGCTACTCCTGCTGCCGCTGCTCCTGCTGCTACTCCTGCTACCGCTGCTCCTGCTGCTGCCTCTGTTCCTGCTGCTGCTGCCTCTGCTCATGATGCTGCCTCTGCTCATGGTACTGCCTCTGCTCATGCCTCTGTTCCTGCTGCTGCCCCTGCTCATGATGCTGCCTCTGCTCCTGCTGCTGCTCCTGCTGCTGCCTCTGCTCCTGCTGCTACTCCTGCCTCTGTTGTTGCTACTGCCCCTGTTGATACCCCTGTTGCTTTAGCTACTGCTCCTGCCCCTGTTGCTGCCTCTGTTGCTGCTGCTCATCAAGATACGTTGCCTACTACTCCAGATAAAAATGTAATAGAATTTTTTGAACAAAAGATAGAGAATCGTGGTAGCTTAATAAATATAGATGATTCATCAATAAAGGAAAAAGTTAATAACCTGATTACTGCATTATATAAAATTAAGTGGAAAACCAATACTACATATCATAATGATTTAATTAAAAATGAGCAGGCATTTTTATCTCATCCTTCTATTCAAGAAATATTGGAGAGAAAAAAGTTGAAACCTCCTAAATCTCTTCCTATTCCTCGTCCTCCTCCTGAACCTGAACCTAATCCTAATAAATACAAATCCCCAATACTTTTTTTTGACAGGTAAAGGTTAATTAATTTACGAGAAGCAATAAAAAAGAATATCTTAATAAAATTATGAGAATCAAAATAATATTATGTTGATTCAGAAAAAGAAAAATATAAATAATATACCAAATAAATAAAATAGTTTCTACAGTGAAAAATAATATAATTACTATTTGTATAATAATTATATTACTAAATTTATAAGCTAAAAATTTTAAAAAAAAATATATAAAAAATTTTAGACATAATAAAAATTGAAAAATTTAGTATTTAGTGTATATATATTATAATATAAATCAAAAACCACGATGGGTACACCTACTCCTGAAGTGTATTACTTTGCGGAGTGTATCGAGGCATTGGCATCAGCTGAATATGAAAAGTCAGAAGCACAAAATAAAGTTGAAGAATCCCATTTGAAACTTACTCAAATAAGAGAAGAAAGAGATAAAGCAAAATGTGAATTTTATAATGCAGTTCAGACTATACATTATGCTAGTCAAAATATAGATGGGTTGAAAGATACAACAACGTTGGCAGAAAAATTAATGTGTATGTTATATAATAAAAAAGAAACAGAATCAAAATTTTCTAAAGCAGAAGAAAAAGAAAAAGAAGCATCTGAAGAGTATGAAAAAGCAATATACAACAATGAAGTAGCTACTAAAAACTATTCTGATGCTAAATATAAGATGGAATTAGCATGGAAACCAGCAGAAGACTCTGTAAAATTGAAATAGAGCATAAAAATTAGATACATACTCTTTTCTTGTAATTGTTTTTAGAAAAAAGAAGACTAAATAAAAAATTATTTTAATAATCTTTTATTTAAATTTAAATTTATTAATTGGTTGTATATGATCTAAAATATAATAATGACATTTTGACATAAAAATATTAGATGAACAATTCATTAAATTTTTTTTTAAACTTTTTGAGTTAATCGTAGAATATAATTCATCCAAGTTATAAAATAAATTCATATTTGATTCAATAAATTTTTTAATTGTTTTAGGATTTATTTTATCATTAAAATAAGATGTATCTAATGTTTCAATAAAAGAATCAATAGTATTTTGTTTTATAGGTGTAATATATAATGATTGTTCTATTGGTGATATACCTAAAATAACATCATTAAATTCATAATTTAATATCGAATGATTAAAATAATTATATATATCACTAATTGATGGTGCAGAATGAAATTTATAATACCATGTTTCGTCAGCTTTAGAATTAAAATAATAATTAGTTAGCCAAGAAAGACCTTTCAAATATTCATTAACTAATTCTTTTTTATTTAATTTTACTTTATCATTTGACATAAATAAATCATAATAATTATCAAGTTTATTATTTATTAAATATAATTCTTTATCTCTTGGTGATAAATCTTTCATTGCAATTAAATGTTTTTTACTTTTTGATGAATATTCAATTGGTAACATTTTTTGATAATGTTTTGGTTTTTGTTCAATATATAATTGGTTAAAATTATTTTTATAAGTAAATTTAGGTAATTTTAAAAGTTCTTTATCATCTAATACATAATATTGTAATTTACCATATTTATTATTAAAATCAAAGTTATCAACAAAATCAAGATAAAATTTAAAAAATTGATTAGGTTTTTTATTTTTAATATCTAAATATAAATTAATCATTGTAGCATAATTAAAATTAATATATTTATTTTGCATATATGTTCTCTGTTTTAAAATAGGTGAAAAATTATTTAAAAAACTAATTAAATGATAAAAACTTTTAGGAACTATTTTATTTGAATCATCTAAAATATATCCATTATCAATATAATTAATTATATAAGCATCTAATAATAAATATAAATCCATAGAAACGTTTATTTCATTAATTCGTGGAACAAAATCATTACCAAAAACAGTAAAAATAAAAGATACATCTTTTATATATTTATCTATTTCTATTTTATTTTTAACTCTCTCTTCAAAATAAAAAATTAAATAATTAATAAGAGTATTTATGTGTATAACATTTAAAATTTCTGTATTTTGATCAAATCTAAGAATTTTTATTTTAGATTTAGTATTATTAGACCAAGCAATCATAGTTAAAACTATTAAATCTGCATCTGGACTATAAATAACAAAATCTTTGATTTTATTTTTATAAATGTAATCAATAATTTTAAATTCACCTTCTCCTGTATCATCTGTATCAGATATTATAGTTTCTGTGTCAAATTTTTCGTTATTTAAATATTCTGATATTTTTCTCATAAATTTAGTTCCTGGTTTAATTAAACTTTTATTAAACTTAAACGGTAATGGAGTTTTTTTAACTAATTCTTCAATTAAATCACCTATAAAACTTCTTTTTTTTTGTTCTAATATTTTTGAAATAGATGGAACGCCATCTAAAGCAATATAAACTAAATTACATTCTACATTTTCAAGTAAATCATCTACATAATTTTTAACACTTAATATAAGAGTAGTCTCATCATAAGTGTCTTTTATATATTTAGATGAAACATAATGAATTATAGAATTAAAATCAATAAAAAATACATCCGTTTTTAATTTTTTTATATTACTCATTAAAGATACAATATCAAAATTTTTATTGATAGCTGAAAAAAATCTTTCTATACCCATATTAATTTAAACTATTATAGATAGAGAGATAAATAATATTTGATTTTTGTGTATTATTTATACTTTAAAATGAAATTAAAAATAATATTATTTATAGACTTAATTTTTTATAGTCGTATATAATGATTTCTGATAATCCTAATATTAATGACTTACTTAATATTATAAATAAAAAGCGTAAACAAAATAAAGAAGTTAACGTTGATTTACAAATTTTATTTCTAAAAAAATTAGAGAATATGTTTAAAGATAAAAAATTATCTGCACGTGAAAATTCAAAACTTTTAAATGATTTAGAATATAGTATGAATTCAATAAAAGCAAGTCTTGAAGATAATATCAATAATGTTCTTTTAATTTCCTTATTAAATATTTTTATTAAAGAAATAGTTGATATTCGTAAAATAATGATTCAAGAAGGTAGACAATTTAATATATTAAATTATATAAAAATTAAACGAAAAAAATTAGAAAACGAATTAACAAATATACCATCATGTAAACGTTTAAAGAAAAATATTATTAAATATGATGAAGAATATGAAGAAGATAGTCATTATGAAGACAGTCATGATGAAGATAGTCATGATGATGTAGAAAAAGACAAAAAAAATAAAAAAGCAAAAAAAGAAGAAGATAATGAAAAAGATAAAGAAGAAAAAGAAGAAAAAGAAGAAAAAAAAGAAGAATATGATGAAGAAGCACATGAAGACTTATATGAAGAATATAATTTTCGTAATAAAGTTACTACAAAATTAGGAAAAGAATTTATTAAAAAAATTTATCAGGGAAAAGGGTCTCCTAGAGAGTTAGAAGAGGAAACACTTAAATTTTTTACTTCAATGAATAATACAGAACGTAAAAATACTTTAGATAAATTAAAAGAAATAAATAATTATGAAAATAATGATAAACCTATAGTTTTTCAAATTATGGAATTAGATTTACCCATATCTCAAAAAAATTATATTCTTAAAAACTATATAACTATTGCTACATCTCGTTCTGAAAATTCAAAACTGTCTCAATGGATTGAAAGTGTACTAAAAATTCCAATTGGAAAATATAAAGGTATTAATTTTAATTCTATTAAACCAGAAAAAATAAAAAATTTTTTAAATGATTTACAAAAATCAATGGATAAAGCTGCTTATAGTCATGATGATGCAAAAAGACAAATTATCCAAATGATGGCTCAACAGATTCGTAATCCAAAAGCTAAAGGTAATATATTAGGTTTATGGGGACCTCCTGGTAATGGTAAATGTTTTGCAAAAGATACACAAATTTTAATGTATGATGGTAAATATAAAAATGTCCAAGATGTTCGGGTTTATGATGTGGTAATGGGTGATGACTCTAAACCAAGAATTGTTTTATCTTTAGGTAATGGTATAGATGAAATGTATGAAATTAAATCTAATAAAGGCGAATCATATACTGTAAATTCCGAACATATTTTATGTTTAAAAGCATATAGAATAAATTTTATTAAAAAAATAAAATATAATAATTTTAAATTAGCATATTTTGATAAAACAAATTTTAAAATGAGTTATAAATATTTTACTACTTTTGAAGATGCTTCAAAACAGTTAGAAAGCTTAACAGATAATGAAGAAGATAAAATTATAGAAATAACTGTTAAAGATTATTTAAAATTACCAAATTATATTAAAAATAAATTAAGAGGATATAAAACAGGTGTTGAATTTGCAAAGAAAGAAGTATGCGATGAGCCATATTCACTTGGTCTTTTTTTAGGAACTCAAGATATTGATTCTCAGTTTATTATAAATCAATTTATTCCTTATGATTATAAAGTTAATGATAGAGAAACAAGATTAAAACTATTAGCTGGTATTATTGATAGTAATGGATATTATAATGAAAGAATGACACATTATGAAATTATACAAAAAAGTAAAACATTATCAGATGATGTTTTATATCTAGTAAGATCATTAGGATTTGTAGGATATCAATATAAAATAATAAAATCTTTTAAAAATGATGATAAAAATAAGCTAGAAGATTATTATAGAATAGAAATTTATGGAAATAAATTAGATGAAATTCCATCAGTATATCTAAAAACTCAATTTAAAGAAAATAATAAAAATAAAGATAGTTTAATATATAAATTTGAAGTTATACATAAAGGACAAGGAGATTATTATGGTTTTACCTTAGATGGAAATAATAGATTTTTACTTGGTGATTTTACTGTAACACATAATACATCACTTATTAAAGAAGGTATTTCCGTTGCTATGAATAAACCTTTTATTTTTATTTCACTAGGTGGTGCTTCTGATGCATCATTTTTAGAAGGTCATAGTTATACTTACGAAGGTTCTATATATGGTCAAATTGTAAATGGATTAATGACAGCTAAATGTATGGATCCTGTCATCTATTTTGATGAATTAGATAAAATTTCAAAAACACCAAGAGGTGATGAAATTACTAATATTCTAATACATTTAACTGATCCTGTGCAAAATAATCATTTTAGAGATAAATATTTTCATGGAATTGATATTGATTTATCAAAAGCAACATTTATTTTTTCATTCAATGATCCAAGTAAAATAAATCATATTTTAATGGATCGTATTACTTGTATTGAAACTAAATATCTTTTAATTTCTCAAAAGATTCATATTTGTAAAAATTACTTATTACCTGCTATGTTTAAAGAAATGTGTTTTAGTGAAAATTCAGTAATCTTTAGTGATGATATATTAAGAGAAATTATAAATAAATATACACATGAAGGAGGTATTCGTGATCTTAAATCTTTACTTTATAATATAGTAAGAGAATTAAATATTTGTAACTTGATTCATACTAAAATAAATGATAGAGAAGTGATTTTCCCATTTATTATTGAAGCTAGAGATATTAAAACTATTTTTAAAAATAAACGTGAAATTGAACCAGATAAGATTAATGATAAACCAAAATGCGGTATTGTAAATGGTTTGTGGGCAAATCATCTTGGAATCGGTGGTGTATTACCAATTGAAGTAGTTTGGGTGCCTGCATCACAAGCAATGAAAGTTAAAGCAACTGGTAATCTTGAAAAAGTAATTAAAGAAAGTACAGATGTTGCAACTTCTGTTGCTTGGAATTATCTACCAGAAGAAATAAAAGAAAAATTTATGGAAATGTGGAAAAACAAACCAATGGGTTTTCACATTCACTGTTCTGATGGCGCAACACCTAAAGATGGACCTTCTGCTGGTGGTGCATTAACACTAGCTATTTATTCACTATTAACTCATCGTAAAATTTATAATAATATTGCAATGACAGGTGAAATTAATTTACAAGGTCGTATTTCGGCAATTGGAGGATTAGAAGAAAAATTAGAAGGTGCAAAAAAAGCAGGTTGTGTGCTTGCTTTAATACCAAAAGAAAATAACTATGATTTAACTAAAATAATAGATAGGAATCCTTCTCTACTTGATGATAAATTTAAAGTAATATTTGTTGAAAACTTTGAAGATATTATAAAAAATGCTTTATTGTGTAGTTCGCCAACAGAATCTACATTTTTTTAAGACATATTATGGTAATGACAATTTTGATGAATTAATTATTTAATACTTTAATAAATATTTTTTGTATATTATTAATTTAAAATTTTCTATCTTTTAATATATAAATGAGTAATTTGGAAAAAATATCTTTAGCTCACTATTTATCAAAAAATGATGATTCTAGTGAAACTAGTGATTTTAATGATAATATCTTTGTAGATACTTCTTTATCAGAATCAATTGATAATATGAGTGGTGGTCGTTTTAAGGGTAAGGTTAAGGGTTTTAGTGGTGCGGCTAAGGGTAATGGTAGATCTAGTAGCCAGAGCCCTAAGAAACCTAATAGCCCTAAGAGACCTAAGAAAAAAACAAAAGAGGAAGAGGCACATAAAGATGACATTAGTAGTGACGAGGACGACACTGATGACGAAAATGACGGTCAGCGTCAAGATCGGCGTCAAGATCGGCGAGATAGTCCTGGTCGGCGTCAAGATCGGCGAGATAGTCCTGGTCGCCGCGATGGTCAGCGAGGCAGTCCTAGTCGGCGTCAAGATCGGCGCGATGATCAGCGCGATGACCGACGAGGCAGTTCTAGTCGGCGCGATGACCGGCGCGATGACCGGCGCGATGACCGGCGCGATGACCGGCGCGATGACCGGCGCGATGATCGCGATGATCGCGATGAT